TTCGTCAACGGATATCTCTTCTAGGTTTCGAAGAAGTCTATCCTCCCTAATGCTCCAGGGTCGGGCGTCATACGCCTTATCCTGGTATGGATTCTCCCCGTGTCTGAGTGAAACCTCAGGCGCGAGCATGTTCCTAAACAAGTAGGGTCGATCGATGCTGTTAAGAGCATCATCAATCGTTAAAAGATTGTGTCGCTTTGCGACATCTTTCTTGTCGGCGAAGCGCATGTGCGCCCAGTCGGCATCCGGCACGCCAGCTAAGAGCTGGAGTCCCGAATCGTCGACGCCGTGTGTTAACTCGGCGTTCGACAGTATCTCTTTGACCTGATCCTTGATCACATCAGTTGAGAGGCCCCGTGCACGCGCATTCGTGGCGAAAGTCGCCAACGTTTGCCGTTCGAGGAATGGAGAGGTGCCCGCGAGGGCCCTCTCTATGGCCGCGAGATGACGTTCCGGCAATGACCGGAAAATCTCTCTGAGTTCAGCACCGCTTCGGTGGAACGCAGGCGCTCCGATACCTCCCAGTAAGACTGGAAGGTACCGGATTCCCAGTTGCTTCGGCAGGAATGATTCCATTCTTTGCTCGAAGCGTTTTGAGACCATGGGAACCATGGCCTCAAAACCGCCGCCGAGCCAAGACAGCATGCCTTGCACCTGTCTTGCCTTGCCAATGGCAGGGTTCGGCTCGTCTTTCCCCTCGTGCTCTTTGGCGCAAGGAGAAAGTAGTCGTACCTTCATAGCATCTATGTGAGGATGACTGAGATAGTCCCGTCTATGGAGAGGGTCAATGACCCCCCATATATCGGAGGCTTTCAGACCTGCCGTGAGGAACAATTCCTCACAGTAGAACGCACCTCTAGAACTTAAAAAGTTCTGTGGCCACGAGACGGACATTCCGTTTAACTCGTGGTTCTTAGATATTCTAAGGAGGTAACTCTTCGGTCCCTGGCACGTATGATCGTCGCCAGAGCAGGCAAAGTGCCGCCACTTCGTGGCGGGACCGCCCTTTGACCTAGATAGATAGGAGTAAAACTCCTCATCTGTCGCGTCTAACAGCCCAAGGCTGTGACGAATGAAGGCCTCCCACTCTGCACAAAGGTTGTGCAGAGTGAGGACCGCTTTTGCGCCAGGGTCACCCATGAGGATCCCGGCGGTAGTCTCCACATCGAAGTAATCAGCGATGTCGGACTCGTATACGCGTCCGGAACATAATAGTTCCGCACAAGTATTGAGATAGTAGGAGGATGACTCCCCTATCCCATCGAGGAAACCCGAGAGCATCTCTCGGGAGTACTCGTGCACACAGAAATCTGTGGCTTGGCTGAGGTCACTACTTAAGAAGTAGGTCGTCTCACCCTTGACAGGACCTGCGTTTCGCAGGCCCTTCACCCACTCATAACCCTGCCATCCACGGGACAGTCCCGCAGTGGCAGAGGGGTGGAGTTTTAGCAGACCTATTAGGTGGTGCGAAAACGGTTGGAGGAAGATTGTAAGACAATCCTCACCAACGGTGACGACCCGGGATTTTCCTCCCGGTTCGCCGATGGCCGATGCCCGTATTGACGGGGACACCGGTCCTTTCCGAAGTTGGCTACCGCCTTCACGGTAGGGAGCTCCCTCGAGGATATTATTC